CGCTGCGACGACTCCGTACACTTGCGGGCTTTCTTATCGCTGCTGTCAACGGAGCGCGCCGAGCTGGTTGGGTTCAATAATCTGACTTTTGACTATCCTATCCTGCACTATTTCATCCAAATGCGCCCCACCTTGGATAAACTGTACAAGTTTGCAATGACATGTATCCGTGGATTCTGGCGGATACGAGAGCCATATATCCGACAGATCGACCTATTGCGCGTGTGGCACTTTGACAACAAGGCTAAAATGACCAGCCTTAAACAGCTTGAGTTTGCCATGCGCATGGATGACATACGCGACCTGCCGTACGCACCCGGAACCAACGTACCGGACATCGACAACCTTATCGCATACAACATACACGACACGCGCGCAACGTGGTTATTTTATAAAAACTCGCTGGAACAGCTGGCGTTTCGTCGTTCACTCGGTACAAAATGGCTCAATTACAACGACGGTAAGATTGGCAAGCAGTACTTTATTCAAGAATTGGAACGCGCCGGAATACAGTGCTATGACCAAGACGGGCCGCGACAGACCGTTAGGAATTTTATTGACTTAGGTTCGGTAATATTACCGTATATTAAATTTGAACACGCTGAATTTAACAAGGTGTTGTCGTTTTTCCGTGGAGCTAGAATCACACAAACGAAGGGTGTTTTTAAGAATCTCAAAGCGCGCTACGGCGGGTTAGATGTTGTTTTTGGCCTTGGGGGTATACATGCGTCACATAGCAAAAGAACTTTTGAGAGCGACGGCGACTATACTATTTATGACTGGGATGTGGCTAGCTATTATCCAAATTTGGCAATCGCTAACCGATTTTTTCCCGCTCATCTAGGTGAGGTATTTTGCGACATTTATAAGGACGTGTTCGAACAACGTAAACAATATCCTAAAACCGACCCGCGCAATGGTATGTTAAAACTAGCGTTGAACTCCGTTTATGGCGACTCAAACAATAAATTTTCGGTATTTTATGATCCGGCTTATACCATGTCGATTACGATTAACGGGCAGTTATTGCTGTGCATGGTGGCGGAACGGTTACGCGGTGAACTGATACAGATTAATACAGACGGCTTAACCATACGCGTACACAATTCGGACATCGACCACATGCATGCCGTGGTAAACGAATGGCAATCGATGACCGGGCTGACATTAGAATCGGCCATTTACTCTAAAATGATTATCCGCGACGTGAACAACTATATTGCATTGGGTAAAAAAACCAAGCTAAAAGGTGCTTACGAATACAAACGCCAATGGCACCAGAATCATAGCGCCCTGGTGGTTCCCAAAGCGGTAGAAGCGCATTTGGTACACGGGCAGGACTTGGAGCAATTCATCCTCAATCACGATGATGTTTATGATTTTATGCTGCTCAAGAAAACACGCCGGACGGACCGCCTTTTATGGGATGGTCAACCTGTACAACGCGTATGCAGGTATTATGCCGCGATTGGCGGCGCGCCGTTAGTTGTTGAAATGCCAGCGAAAGGTGTGGAGGGGTATTACAAGCGCGCTCGCGGCGTTGTGGGTGATTACGACGATACAGTATGGCAGGCGGGTGTACATACAAAAAATAAATCAAAACACCAAAAAACCTGTACTTCTGTCCACAAATCGGCTAAAGTTTTAAACAAGATGACCGCTATACATGATATAGATTACGACTGGTATATTTCGGAGGCGAGAAAGTTATGCGTATAAGATTCCACAAAGACAACGAACAGGCTAAGAAAATTGTACTAGCCTACAAGTCCGGTTTTACCGCCGGCGAGTATCGCCAGCACAAGAACGGCACGTTCACGGCGTTCATGATGTCACCACTAACCCGCGTGGCGTTGGAAATCGATCCGGCCGGACTGGTGACAAAGGTATGAAAGCACATTTAATTACGTCCGGCATGTTTGCAATGTTCGTTGGTTTTACAATGATTGATGAATATTTTCCGGTTTACTTTTTTGGCGTCGGCATCGTGGCGGCCGTTTACACGGTTGTTTACAGGTTAATCAAGGAGTTTACGAAATGAAATTTTACATAGGTCAGCCGGTAATACCCGCTTACAATGACAATAGCAACCCAGATATACGGTTTTTCAATCCCGATGAACTAAACCCAAGACGCTGGAAGCCTGCCCCCGGGTTGCCCAACGTCTGGTATCAATGGGATGGCGGAACCAAGCCGCCGTGTGGTCCTGAGCAAGATGTGCTGATATTGCAACCAGGAGATGGATACGCATGGTTGGCAATGACCAAAGTCGTGGATTGGGCAAACGTCGAGTGGTATATGATAATCAAAGCGCCGGAGGTGGTGAGATGAGTTTCCAAAAGTGGTGGAGCACCACCGAACCGTGTGTAGAAGAGTTTAAGCAAACACATCCTTATGATATCGCCAAACAAGCCTGGAACGCAGCCCGCACAATGACGCCGGTTTCGGAGAGGTTACCTGATTGCGCTGTAGATGTAATCGCATGGGATGGATATGACTTCGCTAGAGCTTGGGTAAATGCTAAAGGCGAGTGGTGTAGCAATGAAAATCTAACGGATTTTTGTACTGGTACGGTAACCCACTGGATGGAACTACCGGAGGTGCCAGGATGACCAAACGCGACACACTAGCAGAACTACAACGCCGCATCAATTGGTTTGAACAGGTGCGCAAGTTCGACATTGAAGAACCATTAAATAATGCCGATTGGGGTATTTACTATGCCTATAAAACCTTGTATTGGCAGATTGAGAATAATTTATTTATCGGAGGCTATGTAAAATAATGCTAATCGACATACAAATCCCAGACTGGGCGAACCGGATTGCGCAGGATGATTATGGAACCGTCATAGTTTATGAGTACATTAAGCCGTTTCCAAAAAATGGGGCGCGGCTCCCGGCGCCTTACGATAGATACGAAATCATTACACGCGGAACCCCGCCGGCCGACTGGACGAAAACTTTGAAGAGGGTTGAGAGATGAATAAGGGTGACTTAATGTGGTGTTGGAACGCCGGAAAGTTTAAAGCCCCGTTTATGGGCGAATTTTCACACTACGATAACGGCTGGACGATAGACACCGCTGGTCGTCGATGGGACTATTCCAAACCATACGACAAAACCTATATTGCTCCAAAGCATAGACTCCTTGAGGTAGTGCTTTGGGATGATGACGGCAGGATAATAGAACCAGAGGGTTGAGAGATGATTAAAATATTCAAAAGGCTACATAAATGCTATATGGCCGGGAAGCTATTAAGAGGATGCGGACGCGCACCGTTACCTTTTTGGGTGAGATACGAAATGTATCTATACGCTGAAAAGTATCTTGTATTGTCTGACTTCATACAAGAGGATTGAGAGATGACCGACTTACAAATACAATGCAAAGCGCTGGAAATTCAAAGCCACGTGGTGTTGTCGTACTTCATGCCGCCGCCAGAATCAACGGCATACTTGACGGGACTATGGCGACTGTCATATTTGTTGCGGGTTGACATACCTGGGAAGCCGTGTTAACATGGTTTCATTGTCTCCAAGCCTCACTACACGACAATACGGCCGGCACGCCTATCCAGCAATTAAAACGAAGTGCATCACGGCCTAGTGTAGTGAGGTTCCTTTTTAAACGCGGGGGAACATGCAACAAGGTCGGCCGACAAAATACACAAAGCAAACCGATAAGATAGCAGCAAAAGTAATAAGCCTTGGGGGGACAGAAGTTGATGTTGCCGAGGTTTTAGGCATTTGCGTGGCTACGGTTAATGCATGGAAACACACCTACCCCAGCTTTTCAGAGGCCCTTAAGAATGCCCGCGACAATTACGACGTGAACATTGAACGCGCGCTGGCGCAGCGTGCGCTTGGTTACAGCCATCGCGAAACCCGTGTAGGATTTTACGAAGGTCAGGCCGTAACCGAGGAAATCATCAAGCACGTGCCGCCTGACATCGGCGCCATCAAGCTGTGGCTGCATAACCGCCAGCCCGAACGCTGGCGCGCTCAACCTGTTGAAGCCGTGGACGAAACTGAACTAGAATCCCGCGTGATCGAAATTATTGACGCGTCTGGCAATGCCTCAAGCTAATATTCCGCAAGGTAAATTCCTGCAAATGCCGCATAAGTACAAGGCGTTTGTGGCGGGATACGGCAGCGGTAAAACATGGGTAGGCTGCATGGCGATGTGTATGAACGCGTTTAAATACCCTGGCGTGACACAAGGTTATTTCGCGCCGACCTATTCGCATATCCGCGATATTTTCTATCCAACACTTAGTGAGGTGGCCGACACGTTTGGGCTACACGTGGAAATCCTTAAATCCGACAAAGAGGTTTACGTTTATGACGGCCGCCGTCTATTGTGCAAGATCATTGCCCGGTCGATGGATCGCCCCGAACTCATCGTAGGTTTTAAGATCGGCCACGCGTTGGTTGACGAATTAGACACGCTGTCGACGAACAAAGCTCGCGACGCGTGGCGCAAGATCCTGGCACGCCTGCGCTGGCTTGGCGCGCGCAACAGCGTGGACGTGACCACGACGCCGGAGGGCTATCGTTTTACCTATGATATGTTTGTTGACGCGGTACGCAAAAAACCCGTGCTAGGAGACATGTACGGGTTGATACAGGCCAGCACTTATGACAACGCGGCGAACCTGAACGAAGATTATATACCGTCGCTTGTGGCGTCCTATCCTGCCGCCTTAATCGACGCTTACCTGCGCGGTCAATTTGTCAACCTAACAACCGGAACCGTATATTGCTACCGTCCTGAAGACCACCGCTCTACCGAAACGATACAACCGGGCGAGTTGCTGTGCGTAGGTATGGATTTTAACGTGACCAAAATGGCCGCTGTGGTGTATGTGACGCGCGGTAAAGTGTGGCACGCGGTGGATGAACTCAAAAACCTATTCGACACCCCGGCCATGATCACTACGCTGAAAGCGCGGTTCCCTGGTCACAAAATACGTGTGTACCCTGACGCCAGCGGTAAGAATCGTAAGAGCGTTAACGCGTCCACGTCCGACATTGCCTTGTTGGAGGCGGCGGGCTTTTCGGTGTGGGCGCCAGGCGCTAACCCAGCCGTTAAGGACCGCGTGCTATCAATGAATGTTGCCCTAGAGCGCGGCTTGGTGTATGTTAATGATGATAAATGTCCGGAATTTTCCAAATGCTTGGCACAGCAAGCCTATGATGACAACGGCGAGCCGGAAAAGAAAACCGGGCTAGATCACATGAACGATGCCGGGACATACCCTATACATTTTACTATGCCGGTTGTGAAACCAGCCATAAAAGCGCGGACCATTTATGCCGATAAATACAAAGAATAAAGAATATTTAGCCAATTCGCAAAAATGGGCCGTGGTGCGGGACTGTGAAGAAGGGGCAAGCGCGGTAAAGGCCAAGCGCGATAAGTACCTACCCAAACCCGGCGGCAGCGAAGCGCGTTATGATGATTATCTGATGCGCGCCAATTTCGTTAACTACACTGCGGCAACTGTCAACGGTTTGTTGGGCATGGTGTTCCGCGAAGATGCGGAAATCGACCTACAGCCTGACCTTGAATACTTACTGACCGACGCCAACGGCAACGGACTCACCCTTGACCAGCAAACCCGCCGTGTGGTGCGTGACCTTATCGTGACTGGACGGATGGGCTTGCTTGTGGATTTCCCAGCCGTGGAGCCGGGCGCCTCGCGCGCCGACACCGCAGGTCTGCGGGCTAACATTGTATTATACCCTACTGAGCGCATCATTAATTGGCGTGAAAAAACGCTGGTGGTGTTGGAGGAAGAACATGAGGTGTATATTGACGAATACGCCAGCGAGTGTCGCACGTATCACCGTGTATTGCGGTTAGAGGACGGCTACTACGTCTCAGAATTATACGACGATAAAGACGTGTTAATTGCGTATGCCGAGCCGCGCATGGCAAGCGGTGCCCGCTGGACAGAAATTCCTTTTATCATTGCCGGCGCTGAAAACAATGACCAGAACGTGGATAAGCCGCCATTATACGACTTGGCGGAAGTGAATATAGCCCATTACCGGAACAGCGCAGATTTTGAAGAATCGAGCTACATGGTGGGACAGCCCACACCATGGATTTCAGGATTGACACAACACTGGATTGAAGAAGTGCTACAAGGGCAAATAATGCTCGGTAGCAAAGCGGTTATTTTCTTGCCTGATGGAGCGCAGGCGGACCTTTTACAGGCTACGGATAACCAA